GACGCAAAAGACTTTATAGGTGTTACTGTAGAGTATATGCGTTCGCCAAGTGGAACTGATAGTTGGCACAACAGAAAGGGCTTTACTGGTATTTTAAAGGCAGTTGAAGGCTTTATACATGAAAAACATAGCGGTCAAGTAGCAAGATTAGTGCATTATTTTTAATCATGAGATTTTTATTTCTTATATTATCTATTCAAGTACAGGCACAAGTATGTACGACAGATTGGTTTTGTACTAATGGTGGCGGCAAAACAATTATAGTGCCTTATAGTGATTTGTCTCAAGACAACTTTTATACTGTTCATCATATAGATTTTGGAGATGGCAGTGATACTTCTTTTATAGGAGAATATAATCCAATAGCAATAGGTTATCAAGCGATAGTGCATACTTATGATGTTGGTGTACACATAGCAACACTAACCACATCATTCTACGATTCAACAACTAATGCCTTGTTATGTACTAAAACAAAACAAGATACTATATGCAGCCCAAGTTTAACATATATAAACGAAACAAAAACCTCTCTAATTGACAATAAAATGTATGATTTTTTAGGCAGAGAGTTAAAAAAAATACCTAAAAATCAGCCATACATAAAGAATAATAACATATATATCAATAAATTTTAACCTAGTACATAAACATTTTACAAAAAAATGTTGAAAAACCTTTGGTGGTTAATTCCAATTTTATAACTTTGCCTCATTATTAACTAAAACTATAATCATATGTTAGGATGGGCAATAATCACAGGAGTATGCTTATACATTATAAGTGAACTTAGAGAAAACTAAAATTAATTAATAACTAAAAACAAAAACAAATGAAAAAAACTATGCAAGAAAAACTAAGAAAACAACCTGAACCAGTTGTAGAAACAAGAAAAGAAGCACTTAGAAGGCTTTACAAAGAAAATGGTTTAACAGAAGAAGATATATACAAAGACAAAAGGGGCTTTGTAATTATCACAAGAACTGGTATTGATAAGATTGTATCTAAAAATAACATTACAGTTGCTTATGAAGTTATTAATATGGATGTAGAAAAAAACATATGCGTATTAAGAGCAGCAGCAACAATGAAAGTTGGAAATGATGTTAGAAATGCTATGAGTTTTGGCGAGGCATCTGAAGCAAACTTAATGGGAGGTGGTAAAAAGTTTCCTGTTGCTATGGCAGAAAAGAGAGCAATGTCAAGAGTAGTTCTTAAGATCGCTGGATTCTATGAGCAAGGAGTATTTGGTCAAGATGAGATTGTTGATTAGTGAACGAAGATTGGTTTGATGAGTTACTTGATGGTGAGCCAACGCCTATTACAGATACGCAATGGCTCATCATTGAGAACAACATTGACAAAACATCATTAACAACTAATATGAAATCAAATATATTGGCTAGTATAAATGATCTTACTCAATTAGAAGCAGAAAAAATAATAAAACTAATAAACGAAAACAAAATTGAAACGGACACAAGAAAACAGTGGGTCAAAATGCTCAAAGACGGAGTTTTTAAATATAGAGATTTATAATCATTTTAGTAAGCCACATTCTTATATAGTATGGAATAATAAAAAAATACTAGGAGAGGCTGTTGAAGATGCGATTATGAATATATTAAACAAAAATCAGTTGGTAGATTTTTATCACTTCGGTAAAAACAAATTCAAAGTAGAGAGAAAAAAAATAGAAAACAATTTACTTACAAATGACAAATAAATATTCTTTAGATAAGATTAGAAAGTCAAGAAATGAGTTTGAGGCTTTACTTAGAATATATGGCGTGTCTAATTTAAGACTTTGTAAAATATTAGAAGTTAACTACTTGACAAGTAAAAAGTTTATAGAGAACCCAACTAATATGAGATTTATACACGCTAAAAGACTAGCAGATTATATTGGACTAGACATACAAGATATAATAGATACAGTAGTGTACGACATAAAATAAATTAAAAAAAATAAAATGAAAAGAAGAAGATTAAAGTTTAGTGATTACTATCACAATATTATCCTTGATGAAATAGCACAAATATATAATGTAGATAAAGAAAGAATATTTTTAGGAAGCAGACAGAAAAATATCATATTTGCTAAAAGAATGTACATATATATATTAAGAGAGATGTTTAATTTAACTCTAAAGGAGATAGCACAAGTAACTAATTTACATCATGCCTCTGTTATTCATCATACAAGACAGTTTGAATTTTTTTACAACAACTATCAAAAAGATAGTGAAGATTTTATGAGGATAGAGAATAGAATTATTGAGGTTGAAATAGATGAGGAGATACAAGGACTAGAAAGTCAATTAGAAAAAATAAATGAATCGTTAACTAAATTATATAAAATAAACAAATTAAAACATGAAAGAGAAAAAAGAGAAAATCTACTTACCAAGTAGTATTAAAAACATTGAAACTAAGTTTGGATCAATGATGGTTGCAAACTTTAAAATAGATGAACTTCAGGCTAACTCAAAAAATGGATGGGTGTCTATGGTTATAGCAGAAAGAAGAGAGCCTTCTGAAAAAGGGGCTACTCATTATTCTTATGTAAATGACTACGAACCACCAACTGAAAACAAAACATCTCCAAAAAAAGTTAAATCAACTACTGGTGATGACGATTTACCTTTCTAATGATTAATTGGAAAAATACATCTTACCCTAGCACTTTCATTAAACTTTCTGATGAACTTGCTAAGGTGAGAAGTATGCTATCTGCTGATGTATATAATAAAAATACAGAAAAATACAGAGGGGATCAAGAACATAAAATACAAAGTCTAGGAATATTTGCAGAGTTAGTTGCTAGACATATTTTAGACAGCAATCAAGGTGTTAAGTATAAATCAGCACCATTAATTGAAAAATCACCAGTCGTAGAGGCCGATATAGTTGTACAAGGTATTGGAGAATTAAATTATATTGATGTCAAAGGAGTTAGAAGTAGCGGAAGAACTCTTAGAGTTAATTATAAGGCTCATAACAACCCTAATAAAAAAGTTACACACTATCTGTTCGTTCAGCCTTTAAATCCTTTATACGCAAGATTTTGTTGGGTAAAGTATGAGGATGTAAGTAACTGGGATGTTGTTATGTCTACATACACAAAATGCTATGAACTAAAAATTGAAAACAAAATAAAACAATGAAACAACCAAACTACTATGCTATAATAAGTGCTGAGGTTAGATATGATAAAAATATAACAGCCAACGCTAAACTATTATATGCCGAAATTACTGCTCTTTTAAATATGAATGGAGAGTGCTTTGCAACTAACAAATACTTCTCAAATCTTTACGGAAAGAGTGTTGTAACTATTTCTAAATGGATAGGTGAGTTAATATCAAATGGTTATATATCATCATTTTACTCTTATAAAGAGGGTACTAAAGAAATTGATAGGAGGTATTTAAGTATTCTTAAAGGGGGTATTAAAGAAAACGACAAGGGGGGTATTAAAGAAAAGTTTAAGGATAATAATACAAGTATTAATAATAATATTACATATAGTAATAATAAGGTGCGTTTTAAAAAACCAAGTATTGAAGATATTAATAATTATTGTATAGAAAGAAATAATAATATAGATGCAGAAACTTTTTTTGATTTCTATGAAAGCAAAGATTGGAAGATAGGAAAAAACAAAATGAAATCATGGAAGGCTTGCGTAAGAACTTGGGAGAAAAGACAAACTAAAAACAATAACGGAGGAATGAGTAAAATACATTCTCACTTGCAAAAAAATATTAATGTAAAAGAAAAACTAAGAAAACAATTTAATCAATGAAACAGATAAAAACAATGACAAAAGAAGAACTATTAATGGGTTCTGTAGATTTAATAAGTAAAACTTATATTGAGTTAGGTCAAAACAATATTGAAGAGGATACCATAATGGTTCTTGCTCAAAGTTTAGCAGACGACTTATCAAAAACATATAAGAATTTTTATTTTGAAGATGCTAAAAATGCATTTAATTTAGGAGTTAGAAGTCCTATAAATGGAGACTTTATACATCTTAATGTACCTACTTACATGAGATGGTTAAGAAAACATAAGGATTTAATTTGGGATGCAAGATCAAAGGTTGATCTAGGGGAAGATCCGAAACAAGTACCTCATTACAGACCAGAACCAAAACTACTAAGATGAAGATATTAACAACTATTTGGGGAATACTTATTGTATTATGTATATTAGAAGCCATATTCTGCAGTAAATTTGAAGATGAATTATAAAATTATATATTTGTAAGATGAAAATATTTTTTAAAAAACCAGTAAGAATAATTTTATTTATATTTTGGCTACCTGTAGGAGTGTTTTTAACTTTATATAAAGTAGGTAAAGATTTTATAAATTATGATGGAAATAAAATAGATCAAAACATAAAAAAATACAAAAAACACAATGAAAACTGAACAAAAAAAGAAAAAAAGAACATATAAAGGAATAAAATCAATATTAAATCATCATATAAAAAATAATATTAAAAGCCTTTGGACTTATGAAAACGACAATTTTACCCACATTTATGAAAACTACAGTGGAGATTCAAGGATATACACAACACACCAGATGATTAGACACATAGATAAACTTATATTAGAAGAAAATAATAATGATTAAACATAGCAAGTATTACTACGAAAAAGGAAGAAACGGATGGACTTCAACAAGCACTGACAACATCCAAGATGAGGGAACTAATATAAATCCAAAAATGTTGTTAAGTAAAGAAGAGGTAATGAAAGATTATAAAGTAAATAAAAAGTATAAGTTTGATTGGCTTTTAGACAAGTCAGTAGAAAAGATAGTTAAACTATTAAAAGAAAAAAATGCAGCATATGGCAACACTGCTTTAAACCCAGCAAACATATTTAGCAAGTTAGATTCAACAGAAGCAATATGTGCAAGGCTAGATGACAAACTATCTAGGATAAAGAATAGGGGTATAAATGATAAGACAGAAGATACTGTTGATGATCTGATAGGGTATTTACTATTATTAAAAATGTCAATGGAAAAATGAAAAAACCTATCTTTAGAGTATTTATCACCTATGAAATAAAAGCAAAGAACTCTGCTAGAAAGGGTAAGGAAGGTGTTTTAGATACTTTTGTTTTAACTTCAAACTTAGAACAGATAAAGAAAGATGAAGATATAATAAACAGAATATGTTATATAAATAAAAGGATGCCTGAAAAGATAGACATAAAAATCTTAAATGTTGAAATAGAAAATCAATATGGAGAGACTTCAGACAGGTTTCCAGATGAATATTAAATTATGCCAAAGATTAGAAAAATAAAAATAGAGGACAGAAAAGACATGAGAGGTGGTGGGTATTCAAGAAGAAAGTTTACTGTTGAAGAAGCAGACGCAATAAGAAAAGAGTACAACACCTCAACACAGAAGATGACCATATCATCTCTTGCTAGAAAGTATAGCGTGTCTCAACCATTGATGTATCAACTTATTAAAGGAACTACTTATACCGATGGGGGTATAGGGGGGCATAGGGGGTAGGGGGGTGCTATGAAAAAAGAAGCAACAGTCCAATCAAACTTTTGTACTTATATGAAGTTCCAATATCCAGAACTAAGATATTGTGCAAGTCTTGGAGGTATTAGAACCTCTATGAAGCAAGCGGTGTTAGCAAAAAAGACTGGATATGTTAAAGGCTTTCCAGATATGCAGATACTAAAAGTAAATAGCATGTATGCTGGATTATTCTTAGAGATTAAAGCCGACAAAAAGTGTTACCCATCTAAAGAACAGAAAGAGTGGGTGGCATATCTAAATGAAGCAGGATACTATGCTAAGGTTGTTAAAGGCCTTGAAGAGTGTATGGATGTACTAGACTGGTACATGGAAATTCCTGATTAGATTTTTTACAAAACATTTTTTTACAAAACATTTTTTTTGAAACTGCTGTGAAACTGCTATGAAACTGCTGTGAAACTGCTGGGTCTGTTCTATGTGTACGCACACACCTGTTTCTTATATAAGGCGTTGATACTCAGTTATTTAGAATGATTATAAATTAACATATTTAATAAACTTTTTTAACATTTTGTTTTGTAATGTGCAAAAGTGTTGTATATTTGCATCATAATTTAATAACTAAAAAACTTTAAACAATGACAACAAATTTCAAAATAACAAACAAACAAACAAAGGTTGTTCAATTTATGAACGCTAAAGAGGTTGCAAACTTTGTATTTAAAAACGATCATACAAAATACAATATTCAAAGCCTAGACAAAAAAAGATTAATAGATTATATTCCTACATGGCTAATTATTGCAGTCACTGTCTCTGCTTTTATTGGCTCTTTTCTATTATATATACAACTAAACTACTAATTTAATAACTAAAAAACTTTAAACAATGGACACAAAAAAAATAGACTACATTACACCAATTAAAAACCAACTTAACGAAAACCCAAGATATTGTATCATTTGCAATATTGAAGAAAACAAAACATATTTTGTTGACCATGATTGCATGTGTATAGAATGTTACAAAGAAGAAGAAGAAGAAGAAACAAACGAAAATAATAACTATAAAAACTATAAAACAATGGACACACACACAAAAAACAACCCTTTAAACCCGATTAACTACGTTGCAACACCTCAAGAAGAGAAAGCAAACGAATTAAATCAAACTATACAAAATAGATTATCTGAACTTTGCGAACATTACGCACTAGATGACCCATTCGAATATTTGCAAGATGATTTTGTTGATGATATACACGAATATACAGCAGACGAAATACAAGAAGAATTGCAAGACAACGGTTATTTCAATGTTGAAATAATATACTATTATAAAGCAATGGAATACTTGAAAGAGCATGATCCGAGCCTTCGCGATTCTTTAGAGTTAGCAGCCGAATTTTGTTACAGTACAGAGAATTTAAACAGTGAAACACTTGCAAGCCTCCACGCATCGAGAGACAGAGAAAACAAGTTTTACGACTTTGTTTATCCAGAACTTGACAAAATAACTAAATAAATAATAACTATAAAAACTATAAAACAATGAGACAAATCACACAACAAAGCGTTAACGCATTTTTAAACGCACAAACATTTAAAAAACAAAATATGGAAGTAGAAGTTTTACCAAATGTTACAGTACTTTATTTACACGGCAACGCTATTGCATACAGATACAACGACCCAGAAAAGACACTAACAATTCAAAATTGTGGATGGTTTAGCAATACAACAAAAGAAAGGCTCAACGCCCTCCCGAATGTATCAATACAACAAAAGAATTTTAAATGGTTCTTAAATGGTAAAGAGTGGGACGGATCTAAAATAGATATTAACTTAAAAAATAATAAATCATGAGCAGAGGAAAACTACCACTAACAAATTACAGCGATAAAGTATTTACATTTTTATTCTTGCTCTCTCTTTTGGCTGGGTGTTTAGGATAATATAAACAAAATAAATAATTAATTTAAACTTTAAACAATGACAAAAACTATAAACAAAGACAAAGCAAAAGAATTAATAAACAATTCAAACGGGCGTATTTTCTCTAGCCTATTTATAAAGAAAGATGGCACGCATAGACTAATGAATGCAAGATTAAAAGTCACAAAGCATTTAAAAGAAGATGCAAAGAAGCGACCATATGATCCGAGCAAATACAATCTTTTAACAGTGTTTGACATGCAAAAGAAATCATATAGAATGATTAATATTGAAACGCTGCAAACATTAATAATAAATAAAAAGATCTACAATGTAAAGCAGTAAACAAAGACAAACATACAACGCATTAAGAGCCTATTAAATTAGGCTTTTTTTGTTTCTAATATCTACCTATTATAGATACATAAAACACGCTTAAAACCTTTTAAATACTTATTACTTTTTAGTTAGTGTTTGTTATATTAAGTTTAATTTGTTATGATATGATAGGCAAATTCTTTCTTTTTAGACAGATTTGCAAGAAAAAAAGAGATTTTTATTAAATAATTACTTGATTTATAAAGATTTAACAAACTTTTGACAGTTTTTGCAAACTTTGAACCAGTTTTTGGTTCAGTTTATACAATTTTTTTGTTATTATATTAAAAAAAGATATGTTTTTTTGTTTGAAAAAGGGCTTTTTAAATTCCGTAATTTGAGGCCCGTAGTTGCTTTTAGCCACATAAACGGACATACACAAAACCAAAGTTCAATTTTATAAAAACTATGTTTTACTTTAAACATCTATTTTAGGGGTTATTTAACACTTTGCGATATGAGCAATGATGTTTACTATAAGACTAGAGGACGATTATAAGACTTAGAACTTATAATACTCTTATAAGAGGACGAAGTTAGTATTTTAAAAATAAAGTTTTGCATAATTTCTTTACAATACATAATAATGTTAACAATCGTTTGTTCAATTTTATATTATAATTATGAAAGGGGAAAGGAAACATTTTGTATTTTGGCAGAATGGAAGAAAAGAAATTAGGGGAAGAGGCACGAAAGAAGAGGCCTCAACTTGGTAAAATAGATGAGAATTACAACAAGACACCTAAAGCCTTGCAACCTAAAAATAGGGAAGTAAGAGAGATAGCAAAGATGACTAGGAAGTCATTAGCATATGCTTTAGAAGGACAGCCAGTAAAGATTAAGATGGCATTGGATATATTATTTGATGAAGATCCTAGAGCATACATAGATGCTATAGCAAAACTAATGAACTATGCTATGCCTAAATTACAATCAACAGAAATAAAGAAGGACACCGAAACTAAGATTGAGATTAACTTAAATGAAGGAGCAACTCTTGATGATATTAAAAATCAAATAAGAGGTCTGGAAGATGCAGAAGATATTGACTACACAGAAATAGATGACGAGTAAAAAGGCAGCATTAAAGTTTGCACTTGAAAAGAAACTTTGTGAAATGAGTTTCTATGAGTTCTTTAAAAAGGCTTGGCATGTAGTAGAGCCATCAGTACCACTATCTACTAATTGGCATCATAAATATATATGCGATACATTACAGGCAGAGTGCGAAAGAATAATCAGACAAGAACCAAAAACCAAAGACATAATTATTAATGTACCCTTTCGTAGCACGAAGTCTTTGATAGTTACTGTTATGTTTCCAGTATGGGCTTGGATAAAATCACCAAAACTAAGATTTATAACCTCATCATATTCTGCAACACTGTCTATTGAACTATCAACTAAATCAAGAGATATAATATTTAGTGATTGGTTTAAGAGAAGATGGGAAGATGTTTTTCATATTAAGAAAGATCAAAACCTAAAAGAGAGATACGAAAATAATCATATAGGAATGAGAAGAGCAACCTCTGTTGGTGGTACTGTAACTGGTCAGGGTGGGGATTTCCTAATAGTGGATGACCCTTTGTCGCCACAAATGGCAAATTCAGCAACCGAAAGAGACAATGCAAACGAATGGTATAGGACAACATTTTACTCAAGACTTAACCAAGCAGATATTGGAGTCAGAATAATAATAATGCAAAGAGTACACGAAGAAGATTTAAGTGGATTTTTGTTAGACAAGGAAACAAGATTAAATTATAAGCACATATGTATTCCTGCAACAAATGAAGATGGAAATATAAAACCAAAGTCATTAGAAAAGTTCTATGACAAAGAAAGTGGTCTTTTTTGGGCAGAAAGATTTAGTAAAAAAGTTTTAGAAGATTATAGAAGTGCTTTAGGCACTTATGGCTATGCTGGACAACTACAACAAACCCCAACACCCCTAGATAGTGGGATGATACATAGAGATTGGTTTAAGATAGACAGATATAGAAAGGAAGAAGCAACTGTAAACTTTATTATAGACCCAGCATATACTGCAAATCAAAAGAATGACCCATCAGCATTACTAGCATATACCTATGTAGATAACAAATGGCAGATAGTAGACTGCGTAAATGTTAGAAAAGAATTTCCAGAACTTGTTAGATTTATACCAGAATGGGTTAAAAAGAATGGTTATACTAACAAAAGCAGAATATATGTAGAGCCAAAAGCATCTGGGAAGTCTATAGTGCAAACACTAATTAGGGAAACAGGACTTAATGTAAAAGAAGATAAACCACCAACTAAAGATAAAGTAGCAAGAGTAAGCGATATTAGTGCTTCTTTGGAGAGTGGAAGAGTAAGTTTGTTAAATGGCAAGTGGAATGAAGAGTTTTTAGACCAATTAACTAAATTTCCAGCAGCAAAGCATGATGATATGGTAGACTGCTTAGTTATGGCTGTAAATAAGGAGATTTGGGG